CCGATCCGCCAGCAGCGCCACGGGTGACCGATCCGCCAGCAGCGCCACGGGTTGCCAATCCGCCAGCAGCGCCACGGGTGACCAATCCGCCAGCGAGATATTGCCGGATGCAGAAGGCAGAGAGCTGCACGCGGTAGCAATGGCTACTGGCTATGAAGGTCAGGCACGCGCACCTAAAGGCTCCGCGATTGTGCTCGTTGAGCGCGACGCGAATGGTAAAATACTTAACATTCGTGCAACGAAGGTTGGCAAGAATGGTGTCAAGCCGAACGTGTGGTACATGCTCAAAGGCAATAAGTTTGTGGAGGTCAAATGAGCAAGCCAGATTTCTGGTGCGCAACCTGCGTAGAGTCATTGCAAGATGTCGATTGCGCAGTGACGTTAGTTTACGAAACACATGAAGTTTTCGGTCAGGTGCGAACCAGTGAGTTTGCGCAGTATTCCTGCCCCGACTGTGGGGGCGATTTAGACAACTACAGAGGGCAAGATCATGATGGCGAAAGCAACAGCTGATGAAGTGCGCCGCTTGCTCGAAGCGCATCGCGTTACATACATGCAAGTGTCCAAGTTAACAATGCTGTCTGCGAGAACCATCAGCAGGTATTGCAACCAGGGTTGCAGACGCGTAATGTATGACGCCATAGCAACACAACTGCGGGGTAAGCCAGTATGACCAATCACGTTAACATCTGCGGCATCGCGAAATTCGCTAACGGCACAGAGTTCGTCATTTACGAATCAACCGATAGCGGAAAGCATACGCGCTATCCGATCTACGCGGCGCATGAAGGCCGAACCTGTGGCCATGCCAACCGATTGGCCGCTGCGTGGGACTCAGTGCGCTATATGGCGGGTATCTCGCCGATCACCGGGCGTAGCGATGACAAGTTGCGCAATGCTAAGCGCTTACCGCCATTGGATTGGTTACCAGGAGCGCAAACGGAGAAAGCGGCATGACCACGCAATGCCCGATACCCGATGCCATTATGCAAGAAGCGGCCGCGTGGTTTGATAAGCCGGAAAACAAACGGTTCAACGTCTGCCGCCCAAGCCCTAAGTCCGGCATTGCATGGGCTCCGCGCAATGAGATCACAAGGGAAATGGTTGAAGAATGGAAAACAGCTCAGCAAAAGGCGTCACTTCTGTGAGCTGTTCCCGGGAACTTAACCGTGGGTCCGGTGTTCAGTTCGCTCTAGCGTATGACTGGTGACCCGATGTTCACGATCATATTCAGGCTCGAAATCAGTCAAGTCGTCAAGCTGGTGGCTCAGCGCTTCGATTACCTTCAGCAGCTCTCGCCGTGCACTAATCGGGTTGCGCGTCGCGAGATCTTTCGTAGCTTCGAGTATCAACTCGCCGTTATGCTGAATGACTTGCTGCAAGCTCATGGGCTGTCGTCGGGTCCTGAACTGCTCACGCAGTCCGCCTTTGGTGACTTTGCCAGGTTCCAGTTCTTGCACATTGCCTCCGGCCTTCATCCATTGAGCCAAAGTGCTCTTGGCTGTCCTTGCGAACGTTGCGCGGCGCTGCGCCGCTGGACCCTCAACACCGGTAGCGTTGATGCCGCGTATTACAGCTTCATACATCAACCGGTGGGCGTCATCCAGGGCCATGAGCTGGTCAGCATCAGCCAAGTGGACCTGTGTGACCGCGACAAGGACGTTGAGATAAGTGCCCGAGGTATCCTCACGGCGCTTGCTGGCGATGGCGAACTGCCGGGAGAGTTCCTCGATCTGCTCGGCATTAGCGACATACTTGGACTTGACAATCTCAGAAATTATGTTCATGGCGTGTTCTCAAAAGGGAGCGCAGTAACAGCACTGCAGGTACCATTACACCAAAGGGATGCCCTGATGGATGTAGGATTACGTCTAACCGCCCGTAGCGCTTTGGCGGAGCTGGGTGTAGGATGAAGCTGACGTACTGGCAAATCGTTGGGATACGTGGGCGCATCACGCGAATCGCGAAGTCCAAGGAGCATGCCAAGGAACGCTTGGAGTTGTATCAACGGTTGTTGGAAGCCGAGACCCGCAGGGAAAGCACGATTATCAAACATATGGGGATTGAGCGAGCGAAGAAGACAAAGGCCGGCCGGCGTAAAGCGCGAAGGTTACTACAAGACTTGCGCTGGTTGCGAAGAGCAGAATGGTTTGTGTCATTCTCGAAATTAGGAGCTGACGGCAATGCTGAGCTATGAACATGCTGGCTATTTACCCCCACGCGAGTCTTCAACGCGTTCACGCGATTGGCTCAACGGATCTGCGGATGATTCCGCCCCTACTTATTCGGAGGACTGTGTATGTCCACCACTTGGCGTTTCAAGCTCGACGATCTTGTGTTCTTCCCCGACCCACGACAATCAGGCGGATTCGTCAGAGGAATGGTAGTTGCGCTACCGCGATTAGCTGATCGTAAATGGCCGAGCGGCCTGACGATTAAAGCGGGCTGGTATGTTGTAGCTTGCGAAGACGGGATCATGAGAGCAGTTGATGCAAGCGTATTGCGTGAAGGTATTAATAACGTTCTGCCAGATAGAACTGTGACGAAGTGGAGGGATAGCGTGTGGAAACCAAAGCATTTGCAATCTTAGTACTCGTTGCGCTAATTAACGCGGTCAACGAGTTCGGAATGTTTCAGCGAAGCCGGGACGGGCGCCAGTTGATTGCGAGTTGCGCATTGCTATTGGGGTTTTTAATTATTTTTACCGCAGCCTACGTCTGCTCGGAGGTTCAATGTCTGCATCCATGATTTGGCTGGCGCTTAACGCGCTTGTACTGCTCACGTATCTCGGCGTGATCGTAATCGTCGGCTACATTCTGTGGTGCCTATGGGGTGCTATCTGGTCGAAGATGCCGCAATATATCAAGGCTGGGTTCATGCTGATAGGCTCGCTGTGCTTGGCTTACGTTTGCTGTATCGGCTTTGCCTTCTTCGATCTGAAGCACCAAGCCGACGCTTTAGAGAATAAGGAATTCCGCAGTGCCTGGATGCAGGATTGCTTAGGTCGAGGCACGCCGCCATTTGTTTGTGTGAACATGTGGTCACAAGTGGACACGGAGAAGTTGCAGCGATGAAGTATCACGTGATCGTTCCAGTACTTGCTGTTTCGGGTTACCAAATATTCAGTGTCGAAGCAGCAACCGAGGAAGAGGCCGTACAAAAATGGAAAGATGAAGGAGGCGAGTTTGTATCCGAAGAAGTGGAAGTTACTGATTTAGATCACGATGGTTTACAAGCGGAGCCAGCGTAATGACCAAAACCCTTAACTACATCGGCCTTTTCGCTTGCATTGTGGTTACCGCTTGCACAATTGCATTTGTAGGCATATGCTTACTGTCCGTTGCCCAAGCGGGTAGGTTCGCTGACAAACTCCAAGGCTCCAAGAATGCCCGCTGAAGCGCGACAATACGTAGAACACGGCTGGAAGCTTGTAATCATTCCACGGGGGCTTAAGAGCCCGCGCTTGAAGGAATGGCAGCTTAAAGAAAACGCTATTACCGATCCGGATATCGCTGAGCACATTGACGACAATGTGGGCTTAGCCCACGCGTGGAGCGGTACATGTTGCGTGGATGTTGATGACCTGAATGGCTCTCGCAAATGGCTGTTAGCTCGTGGCATATCGCTCGATGCATTGCTCGAAGCGCCTGGTGCCGTGAAGCTACTGTCAGGCCGCGAGAACCGCGCTAAGCTCATCTATATGCTTGACAAACCGCTGCGTTCTTTAAGCTTCAAGGTATTCGAGTTGCGATGCGCAACCGCGAAAGGCACAACGGTGCAGGATGTATTACCACCCTCAGTGCATCCGGATACCGGTCAACCTTATTACTGGGAGTACAATGATGAAAACTCGCATTGGTCGAAAGCGCCGCCCCTGCCTGCCTCCCTTAGGAAGCTTTGGGAGGATTTACTTAACACAACTCCAAAACTTCCAGCCGTTGCAAGTAAGCCCTCCAAGAACCTCGGAAAAGCCCGCGAACTACTCTATCGCAGGAATCCAGATTGTAGTTATGAAGAATGGGTCCAAGCCGGGATGGCTTTGCATCACGAGGCAAGTGGTGGACTCGACGGCCTCAATCTATGGGACGAATGGAGCGCTAGAAGTACCAAGTATAAAGGCCGTGCTGATTTAGAAGCGCATTGGCAATCATTCGGCAACAGCACAAACCCCGTTACCATTGCCTCATTGCGCACAGATGAAGCCGCGACAGAAGATGAATTTGAAACGCTGCCAGCTATTCCCGAACCGCCCCCACCGGCGCCCGGTACGTCTGCAGCCATTGCTGAACAGCAGAAGGAAGCAATCCGCAAACTGATACGTAATGACGCTGGCCGCATTATGACATTGCTGCCTAACCTACAAACGGTGTTGCAAATTCCTTCTTTCGTCAATATGTTTTTGGCCTATGATGAGTTCAAAGACATGCTGATGTTTGCTCCACTTGATGATCCGAATAGCTGGCGACCGTTTCGTGATACGGATTACACGGGCCTTCGTATTTGGCTTGAGCAGAAGGGCAGGTTCATGCCGGTATCACACGACATTGTGCGTGATGCCATTCACTATATTGCAGAGGCGAATAAGATGGATACAGCACAAGTGTGGTTGAAGTCCCTCGAATGGGATGGCGTACCGCGTATTGAAACATTCTTCCCTACTTACATGAAGACAGACGATACACCGTACCATCGTTCAGTAGGTAGCTATTGGTGGACCGCACTTGCCGGTCGCGTGATGGACCCAGGCTGTCAAGCGGACATGATTCCAATCTTGGTAGGCAAGCAAGGCGTCGGTAAATCAACGGGTATCGCGGCAATGGTGCCAGATCCTGAATTTTTCACCGAAATCCATCTTGAAGACAAAGATGATGAGCTATCGCGCAAAATGCGCGGGCTGCTGATTGGCGAGCTTGCCGAAATGCGCGGGCTTCGCACCACAGCGGTTGAACGCATCCTCGCATTTGTTACGCGTAAGCATGAGAAGTGGGTGCCCAAGTATCGCGAGTTCACCACAACGTTTGCGCGTCGCTGTATGCTGATGGGCACATCGAATGATGAAGAACTATTATACCAAGAAGAAAATCGAAGGTGGTTACCTATGTTTGTACATAAAGTGGATCGTGAAGCGATTGCGCGTGATCGCAATCAGTTATGGGCAGAAGGTCGTGTGCGTTGGGAACAGAATGGCATTCATTGGGCCAAGGCAGAAATCTTGGCTAAAGATGAACACGTGAAGTTCAAAGCGGTTGACCCTTGGTTCCACTTGGTTGAACCTTGGCTTGATAAGCTGCCGCCGAATAGCCGTATCAAAGCGCACGAAGTGCTGGCTGATGCGGTTGGCTTGGACACTCGGTTGATCAAGAAGGCCGATGAGATTCGCTGTGCAGCCATTATGCGAAGCTTGGGCTGGGACAAGAAGAGCTGTCGCGAAGGCGACCGCATTATCCGCTTCTGGTACAACACAAATGACTTGACAAGCTGATTTTTCCGGTATAATTTATTTTTTACACGTCGATTAACCTGCTGAGGATTTCACCATGAGCATTGAGAACGCCCTTGAACGTATCGCAGTTGCCCTAGAGCGACTTGCTGACGCTGCTACGAAAGCGGCTACTCCACCTGCGCCCCCCGCTCCAGCACCAGATAAATCCGCTGAAAAACCCAAAGCGTCAAAGCCTACTGCCGTTGAAAAACCGGCTGAAGCTAAGCCACAACCCGCAGCTGAAGCTAGGCCAGCAGCAATTGCATTCTCCGATGTCCAAGCTGCTGTACTCAAACTGGTCAAAGCAGTGGGCAACGCGGAAGCTGCCAAAGTATTGGCCGCATTCGGCGCCAAGAATGCTTCGACCATACCGCCAGATCGCTATGCCGAGTTCATTGAACTTGTCAACAGCAAGCAGCCTGTCGCCGCTTAACTAATTCATGACGGGCGCGGCTATTCCTACCACTCTCTATTTTGAGTAAGTAGTGCGCAAGGAAGCCGCGCCCCGACTGATCCAGGAGCTATTATGGCCCACGCTAAATACTCGCCGTCCAGCGCTCATCGCTGGATGTATTGCCCAGCTTCGCTGCATCTCGAAGCGCAATGCCCACAAGAGACTTCGGATTTTGCTGACGAAGGTACCGCTGCGCATGCATTAGGTGCTTGGTGCTTGCTGACCAATGAGCAGCACGCGGCGATTGTAACTGGCGAATGTATTCACGATATCATTGACGAATCCGTTGACCCTAAGTGGATCGTCACCGAAGAGATGGCGGACAACGTACAAGTCTATATTGACTATGTGCGCAACCAGAAAGGCGAAAAGTTGATCGAGCAGCGCATCACATTTTCCGAAGCAATCGGTGTGCCTGAACAGTTCGGTACATCTGATGCCATCGTGTACGACGCAGAAACCAAAACGCTCACCGTTATCGACTTGAAGTATGGCGCTGGTGTCAAAGTGTTTGCGGAGAACAATGCACAGATGATGCTGTATGCTGTTGGTGCCTATGAAACATTTGCTAAGCTTTGTAGCTGGCAGATTGTGTATTTTAAATTAGTAATTGTGCAGCCGCGTATGGATCACATTGACGAATGGGAATGCACCCCTAAAGATTTGGGTTTGTTCGTGGATAGGATACGAGATGCAGTTTGCACGGCCGAAAGTGGGCGTATGGAGTTCGACCCCCAACCCAATGTCTGCAAATGGTGCCGCGCCAAAGCAATCTGCCCAGCGCTGCAAGCAAAAGTGTCACAGGAAGTGTTCAACGATTTTGAAGCGCTTGACGATCCGGAAGTTATCCTGACGCACGGCGCTCCCGATGTTCCTGGGAACACCCGTCTCGGCAATCTGCATAGCACACTTGACTTCATCGAAGAATGGTGTAGCGCGGTGCGCAAAGAGATTTACCTTCGCGTTGAAGCGGGCCAGGAAATCATTGGTAGCGATGGCCAGCCATTGCGCTTAGCCGAAGGCAGAAAAGGGCATCGCAAGTGGAAGAATGAAGAGATTGTGGAAAGCGTACTGGCCGGGTTCTTAAGCCCCGATGATATGTACGAGCCACGCAAGATCATTACACCATCGGTTGCCGACAAGAAGTTGAACAAAAAGAAGACCGCTGAGCGCTGGGCGCAATTAGCTGATTTGATCGAGCAATCGCCTGGTGCGTTGAAAGTAGTTCTTGGCTCCGACCCTTCGCCCATTTACTCGAAGGAAGCCAAGGCTGATGAGTTTGAAGACCTGTCACAGTAGGAGTAACCATGAAGATTACGTTGAAAAATGTCCGCCTTGCGTTTCCCGCCTTGTGGGAACCCAAAGCAGTTCAAGGGTCCACGGCAAAGAAGTATTCTGCTTCGCTGATTCTGCCAATGGATCACCCACAACTGGCTGAGATTCGCAAGATGCTGAAAGCAGCGGCCACTGAAAAGTGGAGCAATAAGGGCGAAGCCGTCTACAAGACGCTGGAAGCCACTGGCAAGCTGTGCTTGCGCAATGGCGATACCAAGCCCGAGTATGAAGGCTTCCCCGGCCATATGTTCATCTCAGCAAGCTCAAACGTGCGCCCAAGCGTATTTGATCGCGACCGCGCAACGCTGACCGCTGATTCCGGCAAGCCTTACTCGGGCTGCTATGTGAATGCTTCCATCGAAATTTGGGCACAGGATAACCAGTACGGCAAGCGCATTAACGCTCAGCTGCGCGGTGTCCAGTTCTTCAAGGATGGTGACGCATTTGCCGGTGGCGGACGCCCAGCTGATGAGAACGAGTTTGACGACGTTTCTGTTGATTCAACAGACGACCTAAGCGCTTAAAGTTAAGCTCCCACGCTCGCCACGGATGGCTTTTTCTTTTTGGAAACCATGTCAATACTTTATCTCGACACTGAAACCTATTCGCCTGTGCCCATTAATCGGGGCACGCCGCGATACGCGACGGAGGTCGAGGTCATCATTGTCACGTGGGCTTTGGACGATGGACCGGTGCAGACAATGGATATGACTGTCGGGTATGGCCTTTTACCATCAGGTATGCTCAGCAGGTTTGAAAAAGCAGTATGGGAATCCGATATCATTCTTGCTCATAACGCTTTCTTTGACCGCACTGTGCTTGAGGCTCAAGACTGGTGGCGTGCGCTTGAAGTACCATTGGAGAAGTGGCAATGCGTGATGGCCACGGCTTTAGCGCACGGCCTTCCTGGTGGGCTGGATCGCTTAAGTGATATCTTCAAGCTCGAAGGTGACTCAAAGCTCGAAGGCAAACAGTTTATCAATCTGTTCTGCAAGCCACAAAAAGATGGCACTCGTTTTGACCGGGATTCGCATCCGGCAGAGTGGAAAGAATTTTTGCGATATGCTGAGTTTGATATCCATGCGATGCGTGCCTTATGGAAGAAAATGCCTAAGTGGAACCTCACTCCGACCGAGCGCAAAGTGTGGTTGCTCGATCAACAAATTAATGATCGTGGTATCGCGGTAGACGTTGAGCTTGCGGAAGCGGCGATTAAAGCTACTACGGACAAAAAGCGCGAACTCGAATTGCAAACGCTAGAGTTGACGGAAGGTAAGCTTGACCGCACCACGCGGCGAGATGCTTTCCTTGAGCTATTGCTTGCTGATTACGATGTGCTGCTGCCTGATCTACGCGCAGACACTGTGGAAAAGCGCTTAGAAGATCCCGAATTGCCAGAGCATGTGAAAGAGCTGCTGCGTATTCGACTTCAAGCCACGAAGGCCAGTACCGCGAAATACAAGCGCGTACTGCAATCGCATGTCGGCGGTCGGCTGCATGGCTTGCTCCAATACTGCGCCGCGAATCGCACAGGCCGATGGGGTGGGCGTATTTTCCAGCCGCAGAACCTCCCACGCCCAACCCATAAGAAACACGAAATTGAAGTTGCCATTGATGCTATGAAAGCAGGGTGCCTTCATCTGCTTGCTGACGATGTAATGGCTTTGGCGTCATCAGCCTTACGCGGTGTGCTTATCGCAGCGCCAGATCACAAACTGGTCATCTCAGACTTAAGCAACATCGAGGGCCGCGTGCTCATGTGGGTTGTTGGTGAAGAGTGGAAGCTCAAAGCGTTTGCCGACTTCGACAAGGGCATCGGTGAAGACTCGTACAAACTGACATATGCCAAGGCATTCAAGGCCGACCCAAAAGATATAACTGATTACCAGCGCCAACAGGGTAAGGGCCTTGACTTGAGCATGGGCTATCAGGGCGGCGTCGGCGCATTCTTGAATATCGCTGCTGCGTATGGCCTTGATCTTGACGAGCTGACTATCAAGGCCAAAGATGCCATACCGAAAAAGATTCTGCTGGACTCTTATCAGATAGCCCAAGAGCGCAGCAATCTTGGACTCAGCAAAGACACGTTTGCCGTATGCCAATCGCTGGTAACATTATGGCGTCAAGCACACCCCAAGACGAAAGCGGGGTGGTATCAAGTTGAAGAAGCAGCTACGGCCGCGATTATGCGACCCGGTGAGCGCTTTGAGGCTTGCCGATGCACGTTTGTGAAGGATAAAGCATGGCTACGTATCATCCTGCCATCGGGCCGCTCACTATGCTATCCAGGTTCTAGAATAGAGAATGGCGTCATCTCTTACCAAGGCGTGAGCGTGTACAAGAAGGCATGGCATCGAATTACCACGTATGGCGGCAAGATCATTGAAAACATTGTGCAGGCCATCTCACGCGATATCTTGGCGGAAGCTATGCTGCGCGTTGATCCAATCATGCCGATTGTGCTCGACGTACACGACGAAATCATATGTGAAGTACCCCAGGATAGCGTGTTGACGCATGAAGACTTGAGCGCTATGCTGGCAACGAATCCTCCTTGGGCTGCAGGCTTACCGCTGGCTGCGAAGGGCTTTGAGACAACGCGATATAGGAAGGGATAGTGTTTAAAAAAGCTAACATAAGTACCTGCGGTAAATATCGCTATCAATTGGAACGCCAATGGTGTTCAGGGTACACTTATGAGCCGCGTCTTGCACTTTGGCTTATGCTAAATCCGAGCACGGCGGATGCTAGTATAGATGATCCAACTATTAAACGTTGCATCCAATTTTCGATATCGTGGGGTTTTGACGGCCTACTTGTGGGCAATATTTATGCATATCGATCAACTTATCCAGCTGAACTTGTAAAAGTGTTTGATCCAGTAGGTTCTGAAAATTCAAATAATTTATACGAGCTTACGTGTCGAGCTGATCAAGTAATTTGTGCCTATGGTAATAAAGCTAAGCCAACAGATGTTGCAAAAGCTTTTGAAAGTATCGCGCATACCAATGTCGTTTGTCTTGGCTATAACAAAGATGGATCACCAAAACATCCTCTTTATTTGGCAAAAAATACTGAACGGGTACCATTTACCTATGCGCGAATCCGTAGTTGAAACCTTTTTCAAGGAGCAAGTGGAAAAGTTCGGCGGGATGACTGAGAAGCACGTATCACCAGGGCGCGCAAAGGTTCCCGACCAGCTTGTTACGTGGCCCGGTAATATCATGCATTTGGTTGAGCTTAAGAAGCCCGGTGAAAAGCCGACCAAAGGGCAAGAACGTGATCATCTGCGCCGTGCAAAATTTGGCGTTAAGGTATTCGTGATCAACACCAAGGAACAGGTTATGAGCTATGTGCTATGGGCGAAGAATCATTCGGATTTGAAAATCAAGTGGAGCGAAACATGAGAGTATTCGGTATGGTCTTATTGTCCCTTGCTACATGGTCGATGTATATCATCTGTGCAGTCGTGTTGATTTTGATCGGCCTGATCATTGTGCCATTTGCAGCAGAATTTGGCCTGTACGAAACACGTGAGTCAAAGTACTGGCCTGGTCGCAATATCGTGACCTGGAAGTGGAAATGGATGTGGCTGTGGGGCAATGAGGAAGACGGGATTGACGGCCGGCGAGCTGGCCTTGACGAGCATGCTGCGCCTGAACAAATGTGGTGGATGGAAGAGTCGAAGACCGATTCAATTGAAGAGCGTATTGCCTACTGGGCAGCGATTCGCAATCCTGTGAGCAATATGCGATTCGTATGGCCGTTTGGGTATCGTTTTAAGCTGCTAAAAGGTGCAAATCCGAACATTTGGTGGCGCGGTAACTCATTAGCACCAGATGTTAGCTACGCAGATGCGAAACGAACTGCAGGGCTGCAGCCAACGTTTTGGTTTTTCGCGCAAGACGGCTGGCATACTGCATTCTGGATAATTTATCGCGGGTATCAATTGCGCCTTGGGTGGAAGATTGTGCCAGTCGATATGTTTGGGATTGATCCTGACGACTATCGCTTAAAGGGCTGCGATTTCGCCTTGCAGTTGCAGAAGAAATGAGCTTCACTGAAGGCAATAGCAAGGACGGTAAGCATTACTGGCTTACCCCTCCCGAGTTGATGGAGCAGCTACAGTTGGAGTTTGACTTCAACTATGACCCATGTCCTTACCCATTGCCAGAAGGATATGATGGGTTGGACGCTGAATGGGGGTCGCGTAGTTATGTGAATCCCCCATTTGGCGTTGTAATGCACAAAGGCAAAAAGAAGGGCGCTACAGCTTGGGCACGAAAGTGCATTGAAGAGCACCAAAAGGGCAAGCATGTCGTTATGGTATACCCCATAGATAAATGGGTGCTCATGTTGCTCGACGCGGGCGCACAAGTCCGCAATCTCAAGGATGTAAAGTGGTGCGCTACTGAGGATGGCACGCCGGGTAAGGGAACAGGTCGGCATGTCGCTATGTTTATACTAGATCCGAATGCGCACCGTTGAGTGGCAACCCTATCAGCCCAAGGGCATGGATTTCATGCTCTCCCATTCCCGCTGCAACTTGTTCGCCGGGATGGGGATGGGGAAGACACTCATGGGTCTGACTATGGTCGATACGCTGCATTTGGCGAGCATCGAGTCAGATCCTACCCTTGTGGTTGCTCCGCTGCGTGTTGCGCGTGACGGCTGGCCTACAGAAGTGCTGAAATGGGACCATTTGAAGAACCTGCGCGTTATTCCGATCATCGGTACCGAAAAGCACCGGCAGCAGATGCTGCGCCAGAACGCCGAGGTCTTTACCATCAACTACGAGATGTTACCTTGGCTCGTTGAGTACTTAGGCGATGCATGGCCCTTCAAGACCGTCATTGCGGACGAATCCACAAAGCTCAAAGGGTATCGCTTAAAGCAGGGCGGAAAGCGCGCCCAGGCGCTTGGGAGCATCGCGCACAGCAAAGTCAATCGTTGGGTGAACCTGAGCGGTACGCCTGCGCCAAACGGTTTAAAAGACCTTTGGGGGCAAATGTGGTTCATTGACCAAGGAGTGCGCCTTGGCCGGTCGTATTCGGCATTCCAAAATCGTTGGTTTTATCGCGACCCGAATGGGGGGCAATTCGCACCGCTTCGAGCGCACCGCCATGCGCAGAAAGAGATTCAGGACTTGATTAAGGACGTGTCCTTGACGCTCGATCCAGCTGACTGGTTCAATTTGCAAGAGCCAATATTCAACAAGATCGAAGTGATTCTGCCAGCAGCCCAGCGTAAGCAGTACAAGCAGCTTGAGCAGGAAATGTTTGTTGAACTGTTAAGCGGTAGCGAAGTGGAAGCGATGAATGCTGCCGTATTGACCGGAAAGTGCTTGCAATACGCGAATGGTGCGCTCTATACTGAAACCGGTTACGAAGAGGTTCACAAGCTGAAGCTCGAAGCGCTTGAAAGTATCATGAATGAGCAAACCGGTATGCCATTGCTAGTGCAGTACAACTTTGTCAGTGATCGTGAACGTATCTTGAAAACGTTCAAAAACGCTGCCGATTTGAGCACCACAAAAGGCATGAAAGCCTTCCGCGCAGGCGATATACAGCTCGGTATTGCTCATCCAAAAAGCATGGGACATGGTATTGACGGTTTGCAGGATGTGACCAATATCCTGGTGCGCTATGGGCACGACTGGAACCTTGAAGAGCGTATGCAGATGCTGGAGCGTATTGGCCCAGTGCGACAAGCGCAGAGCGGCCATAAACGCCCAACCATTGTGTATGATCTGATTGCCAAAGACACAATTGACGAGATTGTGCTTGAGCGCCATACCTCAAAGCGAAGAGTTCAGGATTTACTACTGGAGGCGATGAAATGAAGCAAGAGTACTTTCAAATGCTTAGGGATATGTATCGTATTCTTGGCTGTTTACCACCTGAACTGCGCAGCCGCGTTGCACTGATCGTATCAAGGGAGGAAGTCGATGCGATTATCAACGACCCTATGTTGCTTATGCCTCCGCTATCTCCAGTACGTCAATACGAGCAGCAAGGCCCCGTGCTTGATATGCGCCTAATGGGCTTCCCTTGTGTTAAATCTGAGGAAATACCGCAATGCTATTATTTCAAATGATGTTTGTATGCTGCTTCGCGGTTGCTGCGAACGCATCGCGCAAGCTGTTTTTGACTGCGCTGTCGAATCGCGAACGCATGACGTGGTTTGCTACTGGCATCTTGTCAGCGGTGCTCTCCATTTCCTTCTTTATTGGCATGTTTGTATGAAACGCCACATTCGGATGCACTTCTGCATTCACCAACACGCGAGCGCATGGCTAGCTGAAGTGTGGCTGCCGCGCAAACAGTATTTTGATGGCAAACCAGCTCATTGGGTGCTGGGCGCCGCTACTTGTGAACTGGCTTTGGCCAAGGTGAAAAAGACATATGCAACCACGTAAAGGCGATTGGATCCAAACCTTCACGGGCAAAGCGTTTTACCCGTTCGACCCACGGCCTGAAGATATTTGCATTCAGGACATTGCGCATGCTTTGTCCAATCTGTGCCGCTGGGGCGGTCATTGCAGCCGTTTCTACTCAGTGGCTGAGCATTCGGTGTACGTGAGTAGGGAAGTGGCAAAACATTGCGATGCGCATAGCGCGTTAGCAGGGTTGCTGCATGACGCTACAGAAGCCTATTTGGTGGACCTGCCTAGGCCAATTAAAAACAATCTGCCCGGATACAAAGATACTGAAGCCAAGCTAAACGCAACCATTATGAACCGCTTCGGTATTGACCGTTTTTGGGCTAACTGGGCTGCGGTGCATACCGCTGACAACGCTGTGCTCTTTGCCGAACGCAACCAGCTTATGAGCGAATCGCCACAGGCGTGGGGATGGGACGTTGAGCCCGCCGATGTCACGATTAACTGTTTTAATCCACAATTTGCCAAGACATTCTTCTTGGCTGAGTTTAAGAATCTTGCTAAGAGGTCTAACTTAGATGTCGAGCAATATTAACGAACTGCTGGCCGGTGCGCCGAAAGATGAGCCATTAATGGATCATGAAGATGCCAAAAGCGCTATAGATGAGCCAAAAACACCTGCTGAGCTGGTACAGCTTTTCGAAGTGAACTTCACCCGCGAAAAGTTCAACTACGTCTGCAACTGGATGCTGAAGCTCAACGATGAAGACGCTGCAGCGATCTACCCTATCCTCAACCAAATCCGCCAAGCGCATAAGGCTTAAAGTTATGAAGACCACGCTACCAACTGATTCCGAAGAGCGTAAGAATGTGCCCGTTTACTCTGGTTGCTTAAAGTACATCCCGGCGGCAATTGCAGGTATGGCGCGCATTTCAAAGAGTGGGAATGACAAACACAACCCGGGTGAGCCATTACATCATTCACGCGGCAAGTCTAGTGACCACGGCGATTGCATCATGCGCCATCTGATGGACGTGAGCGATATTGTAGCCGCTTTCGAGCGTATGGCTCCGATGGGACCAACACCGGATCAGAGAAAGCAGTTGATGGACGAAGTTGATCAACTATTTTGGCGTGCAGGCGCGTTTTCGCAAGAGCTGCATGAAAAGTACGATTTTGCACCATTGGCGCCTGGAGCAAAGTTGCCGGAGTCCTCCAACCTCATAAAAGGCGAGAAAAACCAAGCATATAGTGTGGTTCAACTGCCGGGAGCACGGCAGATTTGCCAATATTGTGGTGCAGACGTCACCGGAAGAACAGCGCACCATTGCGGCGGTCTGCGCTAATACTTAACCCCTCTTTCCCGGCAGGCAGCGCGCATCGCTACTGCCGGTATCACTCTCGCCTCGTCCAATAACTCAATGTACATGCGCATCCAGGTAGCGCCATGATGCTGCGCACGCGGGTGCTTTAGCTCAACAAAATGGTGGGCAAGTTCATGGAGCAGTACCATGTAGTTGCGAGCGAATTTGGGGTGAAGGCAAATCGCATAAGTATTCGGATCATAGTAACCCTGTAAGCGCGGCTCGGTGGGTGTTCTGATGAAGATATTTGGTACCGGAATCTTGCGCCGGCGACACATGAGCTTGGCGATGCGTCTTAGCTCACGGAGGGGGACTTTAGCGCACAGCTGCGCGCCAAAGTCTTCGCCCTCCATGCAATACACAGTTTCCGCTTGGGGGTCTAAATTGCGCTTTGCCACTGCAAACGATTCCCCTTGCTGAAGTTTGCGCTAGCCGGGATGACTTGAAGATTGGTTTCAACGTGCAAGCCACAGACAACCGGACTGCGTAAAGGTACGATGTGATCGACATGCCATTTGAAGCCAAATAGCTTCGAGCGTAAGCGGGCAAGCCGGTAGGCTTCCTGAATGAAGAAATTATTTGCCCATTTGGCAACTGCCTGATAATTTGCAGCGCGCCGCCTAGCTCGATCTGCTCGAACCAATTCAGGATGCACTTTTTTCCATTTGCGCTTAGCTCTTAACGGCGCTTCGGGGTCGCGCTTCTTAGGTCCGGTTCGCAAAGACTGTTTGTACATTTTGATATGATCTTTATTCCTTTCTTTCCAGCGTTTAGAAGCTTCGAGCCCGCTGCCTTTCATGTATGGTGCGCGACAAGTTTTGCACGAAGAGCTTAGCCCGTCACGCTTTTGCCTATCGGCGTAAAACTGGTCTTCTAATAGGCTTAAGCCACATTTAGTACATAATTTCATGGTTCAAATGAAGGTACGCTAACCCACTTCGTTTTCGCGCTATATTTCATTCCGCGATCCGCATAAACAGGCATTCTGAAAGTGATACCGTGTCGAGGATGCGTAAGCCATAGCGCTTGTTGTGGGCGTTCGAAGCCAAAATTATTGGTCCAAGCGAACTCATCATAGCCTTTTAAACTGCCGTTAACGATGAGTCGAGTTAGGTGTATGTATTGGTGCCAGTGGCCCCCGATTAACACATCATAGCTCATACCAATCTGCGCATTGCGCGAGCGCTTCTTATGGTCCCCACGAATTATGGGCCCTAGTGCGCCGATCATTCCATCGCCCCCGCGAAACTGGTCCAAATGCGTGGCTAAATAGCGGGTGTTGTAAACCTTGTAATAAGCGTCTGAGCCATCAGGAATGTAGAATGTTACCCGCTTATCATCTTTAAACGCTTTAGCAAGTAGCTGGTAGAGCATCCAATCAAAAGAAGTATGATTACGATCCTTAGCACGTATCTTCTTGGTATTTCTGCCGTGGTTGCCGGATACGCATGGGCAAAACACATTGCCATACTTATCCGCAGCCAGCTTAATGCCCGAAGTTAAATGCTCCAGCAGATCAAGCACGGTTGGGATGCTGTGGAGTTCATTTGACTCCGCCAATTCTTCGTGAATATCTCCAGAGATGCAGTCACCAAGAAGTGGGATAATGATACCTGGATAATCGCTGGTAGGGCTTATGATATCCAAAAGCGAAAACGCGCTATCAAAAGTGTTTCGCAGCCGTTCACGGGCAATAGCTAAATTGTAGGAGTTGACGCCATTGATCTGGGAGGCATATACAACCTCCCCCCAATGAAGGTCAGAGAGCATTAAGGTGGGCGCTCCAGGAGATGAAGGCTTAATCTCCTTTGTCATCCATGCGGGAGGATTAAGTTCCGAAGCGCGGTCAGCCGTAGCGCCAATCAATCGTTTAACTGCTGACGCGTCTGCTGATTCAGCTTGTGCGCGCTTTAACTCTTGCTCCAGCTTCTTGACCTGCTGGGCCAAGGGCAGTTGCTTACGCGCTTTAGCGGATGGCTCAAGCCCTGCTGAGCGGGCAGCTGCAACGCGACTGTTAAAGGTCAATCGGTTAAGGCCAAGGCTTTCAGCGGCCTTCTGCGCGGTACCATGCGCAGCCTGCGCGTCAAGCGCTTCCTGCATATCGCGCTGGGAGAGTTTTGGTGTTGCCATTTACTTACCTAAAGTTCGGATTTGAGCTTTGTCGTTGTTGCATTGAGCCAATGCAGTTTCAACGGCTTCGAGGCGCTGCAGCACCGTATCGATGGTAACATCGCCATTCGCTGGGTAGGAATACGCTGACGCGCAATCCGCAGAAAGCTTTGGGTCAACCTTAACCGGAACTTCAACAGTGACCGTATTAACGCGGTCCTTGTACACTACCTGTGGCGAGCTTTCGCAAGCTGTCAAGGTGAGCAGGGCAGACAGCAAGGCTAGTCTGTAAGAGCTTCTGGCAATCGGGTTTAGCATGGTCTGCTTTCTCCTTGGCTTGTAACTGGTTCAGCGTATCGTCGAGCTGCTGGCGTAAAAGATCAGCGGTAGCTGCAGCTTTCGTATTGGCATCGCGTTGCGCTTGGGCATCTTCGGCCAGCTTTGCATTGGCCTGAGCATAGGTTGCAATCACTGCATCCTTATCTTTCTCAACCGCGAGTAGCGACTTAACTTGCTGTTGCGCTGCGATGGCATCAGCTTCATGCTTGGCTGATTGATGGTACTCGCAACCGCCAAAGCTGATTGCAATGAGTAAAAGGGCTGCGAGAATCGTGGTAGGGTTAAGGGCTAGGCTTGGCATTGGATTTCACCGCTTCAACTGTGTTGCCAGTAATATACGCACCGACGGTGCCCAGTACAAGAGTGATAAAGCCGCTCTCTGAGAGGATATGACAAACAAAGAGCAACGTGGATACTAATCCAGCGCCAATTGTGATAGTAAAGCGCCGACCGCCTAAGCCTGTGATCCAAGCGTTAAGGATTTGAGGAATACCGTTCATACTGGCTCCAAAAACAAGGCTTTTTCACGCGCACGGCGCTTAACAAGGCCATTCATCAAAACACCGTTATCGTAAATCCATCTATTGAACTGTTGGGCAACGATAGAACGGCGTGCATTGGCTTCAAGCATCAAGCACATTGTTGAAGGCTTGATGCCCGGGGCGCCAAAGAATGCGCCGGTACCGATGTTGAAGATAAATGAGCAGAGGGCGTCGAATTCGTTCTGATTGAGGTTCCAATCCGGTTGCATGTTCAAGTCTGCAACAACGGGTGCTACATCTTCAAGCAGCCAAGCTTCAGCTTGAGCTTCGGTACAAGTATCACCGGGTTTTACATTGTGTATATGGCCATAGCCAAGCGTCCAAACCTTGCCATACTTATCGTCAAGATACGCGATGAGCTTTAAAACTTCATTATCCCTAATAATTTGCAAACCGCGTGGGCTGATCTGCATTACAGCTTCCGCGACCGGCGAATGTAATAGCGAATTGCGAATATGCCGGTGATAATGGAAACTAGGAAAGCACCGGCTTGCAAGTATTGATTGATTTGACCGATTGTCATGCCGAATACCAAAGAGCCGCTGGCGGTAGCCGCAGCGGTATCGGCAACGCGGTCTTGTACATGCTGCTGGATCATGACGGGTTCTCCGTGTTCCCGGGAACATGATCTAGAGGCATTTCGACTTGACCGCCAAGCTTTTCAAGTTCAGCTTTGACTTTTGCTTCAACTTCAGCGTCGAAAGTCTCGATTTTCGCCGTTACGTGATGATACCAATCACGGAATTTCGTCAGTAGTTGCTGGACTGCTCCAGCGTGGCCTAAATGCTGAAGTGGTGCAGATTCTGCGTGGGAAACAAGCGCTTGAGCGTCTTGGACTGTGAATTGTGGGGCGTTGTCTGTCATTTTGATCTCCTAAAAGTCAGTATGCCAAAAAGTGAAAAAATGGTCAATAAAATTATGCGCCAATAAAGCCAATTGTCTTTAAATAAGACAAAAGCGCCGCTAGCGTACCAGCGGTTTGCGCAAGGGTAGCGGAGCTTGTTAAACCAGATGTAGGCGAACCGGAAGGTGAGCCATAGCCGGTAGGCTGAGCAGTTGGTGTACCACTATTTATGGCAAAAGTGCTACGCGCAAGCACGGCGCCCGAACTATCAATTTCAAGCCGAGAATTTCCGCTTGTTTCAAACTTTATGCCGTGCGCGCTTGTTGTTCCTACGAAATATGCCCCAGAACCAACAATATGTTGCACTGAAATGGTGCCATCGGTAACACTTATAGCATTGGCGCTTGCTAACTGATTAATAGCGAGCGCAGTGCCTGATGACGGTGAGCTAATTGTGACATTGCCGTTTGGCCCAAATCGAGTGCCAATTGCACCGCCATTCGCGGTGCCGATAACGACGCTACCGGACGCACCGGGTGAAATGCCGAAATCAGTTACAGCAGCGCCGGTAGCCGTACTAGTACCGAAACCAATAAATCCACGATATACTGAATTTGTGGTGTCATAGAAATCGAAGTTAAAACCTTGCGCACCCGTTGTTGGGCCGTAGAATACAGCCGCTACGCCATTGGTTACTGCAGAAACTGAAATTGCTTGACCGACGGATGGCGGCGAAGATGCATTCTTTGCAAAGATATGCCCAGCTGTCCATGTAGGCGCTATCGAGACGTCTAGCGCCGGCGCTGCATCGCTGCGCATGAAGGTGATGGCGCTGCCATTTACCGCTGTTAAGCCGATAGAAGCAGTTGGATTCGCGGTATTATTTGACCAAATGGGCGCGCTGTTACCTTGCGATACTAGCACTTGACCGCTTGTACCTGCAGAACCAGCAATTTTAAGCGAACCAGTTACAAGGTCGAGCGCTGCTGTTGTACCTCCTGAGCTGTTAAGTGAAAGCCCAGTACCGGAGGACGGGGCATTAAGCGTTGCAGCGCCAAAACCGTCGATAACAAGGCGTTCATTACTGCTGCCACCAGTAGCAAGAACAACACTGCCAAGTGCACCAATCGCAAAGCTACCAGAAGTACCGCCAGTAACTGCACTTCTATCGCCTAGCGTTGCCGTAGTGGTTGCGCTTGCTTTTATCGTGATAGCAGTATGGCCAGCATTACCCCCAGTGAACGTTGCAATACCACCTGTGGTACTGCCCGTAACTTGTAGGCCATTCAAACCGGCAGCTGCGTTAATCGTGACAGCTACAACAGATGAAGAAGGGGTAAAGGTATGCGCACCCGTCCAAGTAGGCGCTATGGACACATCAAGCGCAGGTGCTGCGTCTGATCGCATATAGGTCGATGCGCTACCGTTAACCGCTGTCAAACCAACATTTGCCGTAGGATTAGCGGGCGTGCCTGCTCCGGGTGCTGCCCACGTACCATCAGCGCGTAAGAAATTCGTTGTGCCGCCACCCGACGCAGGCGCTAAGCCTTTTAAGCTACTAGTAAACGCATCGAGCAGCGTTGTGACCTGCGTGCCGGTCAATTCTTCCATCGTGCCCGCGCCAGCAGTAATACGACCAAGAATACGGCTCGTTGCCGATACATTCTGGATCTTCGCATAGGTCCAAGACTGCGCCGGTACAGTTGGCGTATTGTTGAAGGTGTGAGTGCCTGACCATGTTGGCGAGATGCTCACGTCAAGCGCAGGTGCGCCGTCACTTCGCATATAGGTCGAAGCAACGCCATTAACCGCAGTGAGCCCTACCGAAGCGGTTGGGTTTGCTGCAGCAGGGATGCTAGGAGTACCAGAAATATCCGTGTAAGGGATTGTGGAAGAAGCGGTGAATGCGGAGGTGCCATTACCTTTCAAATATCCGGTAAGCGTTGCCGCGCCCGAACCGCCATTCGCAACTGGCAAAGTACCTGTTACTGTATTAGTCAGATTAACTTGTGCAAAGGTTAGTGAAGTACCGCTGCGCTGAAGTACTGTGTGATCAGAGCCCGCAGCAATATCAGCTACGTCCGCAGTTGCATTCGTTGAGTTACCTACGACCGTTAACGCGCTACTTTGACGAAATTTACTATTCGTCACCGCGTGGCTCGCAATCGTAGCGGCTAGGGTACCGTCGGTAAGATTGGTCAACGTTACTGACCCTGTTAGATCAGCGCCTAACGTGATAACAGGTGAGATAGTTTGCCATGCTGGGTCAGTACCATTAGATTGTAAAAACTTACTGGCGCTGCCAATTGCAAGCCGAGCAACGGTAGTTGCATCACGCACGTACAAGTCACCGCGCGTTGTGAGCGTATCTTTACGTGTGTATTGCGGGTGATCATCGCCAACGGTAAGACCAGCAAGTAATCGGTGCGCAGGTGTCGTCGTGGTAGTTGAAATGCCAAGATAAGCAGCAAGAGATGCAGCAGTTGCGATGCTGCCATCAGGCATTTTAAGATCGGTGCCAATAGTGGCACCGATCGTTGCATCAGGATCGACGAAAACAACACGCTTAATGTTGTCCGCGAGTTGAACCTTAACGCGTGCCATTAATCCTCCTGCTTCAGGCGGATATTCTTAATGACAGGTCCACCGCCATTGCGCACAACAGTCGTTGGTTTACCGTTCTTCAGCGCTTCCATTACTTTCTCTGGGTCAGCGAAACTGAAATCAAGCTTACCCGCTTTGCGCAACGAGTTATAAACGCGAAGCTGAGCTACCGTCACAGAACGATCTGAATGCAGTGGCATACCAAGTTCTTGAGCTTGCTTTGCCGCTTCGAGCAGCATCGCTTTGCCGCGCCCTTGGCCTTGCGCTTCGGGCTTGAGTGTTGACCGGCTGATGAGCAGATTGCCCTCATCATCCGGCGCAAACGCCAAGAAGCCATTCGGGTTGTCCGCAGCGCCCGAGCGGATAACCGTCGATCCTGGCATTACAAATTCATCCGGAATGGGTTGATCTTCCACATTGTGAAGAACGTCCATACGATTCTGTGCTGCGTTATCCGGGTGCAGGTCATGTGCCTGAGCTTCAGCAGCTTGACGGGTTGGGAAATCCGCAATTGGCTCGCCATTCTTCGTGAAAAGGGTAAAGCCACCTTTTTTACCCGTAGCTGGCTTCACCGCCATGCCCTGCGGCAATCCAAGTTCATCTGGCAAGCTCAATTCGCCTCGCGGCTTATCTTCTAAACCTGTAGCCGCGTCTTTACCACTGCGAACAGCTCGCAATTCAGGAAATACTGTAGTGTTGGGCACATGCTCCGACATGCCAGCAGCACGCGGGTTAATACCAGTATAGACTGATTGTGCGGGTGCTTGATCTGATGCAAGTTGCAGATGCCCAGCAAGTAAATCAGCAAGCGACATGTCTGAAGCTTGGAATGGCAAGCCAGCTGGTGTTGGTGCGGGGGTATCCGCAGTTAAACGGCTTGGAGCTTCCGGCAATACTTGTGCATTGCGCATTGGCTCAGGGGCTAATTCAAGATTGCCCGCACGTTTTTGTGCTTCGAGCATGGCTGAGGAAGGCGTAGGTGGCAAATCGTCAAATGTAGGCGCGTTTGGTGCTATAGCTTGATCGTGCTGAGCAAAGTAATCACCAAGGCGCGAATCTGAAGACAAATCTGCAGCAGGTTTACCTAAGCGATTCTGAAACATGTCAGATTCTAAGTATTTACGCGCTAGCGGCCTTGCACCCATGCTCACTACGTCAAGCAATGGATTCAAGAAGGGCACCGGGGATGCGGCTTCTTCTGGCTTAATTGATTGCGTGTGCTTTACTACTGGAGCGCCGTATTCAGCCGCATCGGCGATAATGCCAAGGTTACCGGAGAGTGGCACACCCTTATTACGAAGACGTGTAGCAACAGCGGGGTCAATTTGGCCCGCCTTTGTCATCGTGTCAACGTTATTGATCTTGGCGAGCTGCGTGCGAGCATTTTGAAACTCACTCATAAGCTGCTGGTTGCCAGTATTTTGAAGCTGGCGGCTAAGTTCACTTTCGTATGCGTCAGCAATTTGCCGATGCGCGTTGCCAACATCTTGGGTATTCACATCGTCTGATTGCAATTCCTTCTGCGCACGGCGACGTAGCACACTGATGGTCTTAACCACATCAGGACCACTGAATTTATCACCACGATACTGGTCCACATCAGCAGCAATTTTTGCACGTGCTTCTGGCGTTAAACCAGTTTGTTGAGAGATAGCATCAAACTCACGAGTCAAGGCATCAGATGGCGCGAAGTCACCAACTGCTTGGCCAACCTCGCCATATTTAGCAATGTGCGGGGTGCGTTGAGCATCAAGTGCTTTCGGTGTAATACGCGGAGTTTCCGCAGGCAGGCCAATATCTTGTGCTGCAAGTTGTGTAACGCGAGATTGGTTGGCTGTTGCCAAGTCTTTATGCACGCCAGAAGAACCGGCAAAAGCTTCGAGCGTACTGCCAGGTGCGGAAGCAGCTCCTTCAGCCTTTGCTGAAGCCGAAGGGGACAATTTAATGCCCGCTGCACGCATAGCGGCGGTAGGATTGTCTGGAATAGAGCCTGATGGGCCACGAGGCTTAGGTAAATCTTCAACTGCGGCGACTTCAGGAGCACCCTTGGCAGTTTTCGCGGTTGCGAGCGATAGGATATCACCAGTGAGCTTAGAATCCGCATCAGCTTGCGCAGGATCAGCGCCTAGTGCAGTTTCAAGATGCTTAACGCCTTCGCCGGGAAGAGCGAAAACCTTGCCAACAGTAGCGCCGACAAGCGTTTGTAAACCTTTACCCGCGTCAGTACGAGGTTGGTAGGTAAATTGATCGCGCATACCCTGTTCGTAATCACCAACGGATTGCCCGTGCGCGGCAAGCAGTGGTGTAAGACCCGTTGCGCGATTAACAACGTTCGCTGCAGCAGGAACTAAACCAGTAACGCCGGACAACGCGGCTTCGCCAGCGCCGACAATTTCTTTACCTACGCCTTTTGCAATATCGAGTGGAGAGTGTCCACGTTTTGAACGCGCAATATCCGCATCGATCAATTCCTTGTAATCAGGATTTTGAGCGATAAGCGCTTGCTGTTCCGGTGTATATTCGGGCAGTTCAGGGGTAGGCGTGTCAGCTACAGCTGGCTTCGCTGATGCTAAATCGAATTTCTTCGGTGCCACCGGTTGTGCAGAGGCCAAATCGAAAGGCATTATGGCACCTCTTCATACTGCTTGCCATCGGGGCTGACATATGCTTTGTTGCCTTGTGCGTCAACATGGAGCACCCAGCCTTTTGAGTTCGTGGTAGGCGTTTGCCCAGTAGGTTGGGCGTTACCCGTACTACCGCCTAATCCTTTCTGCTTCATCAAATCACCTAGCGTAAAGGCTGGGTTCTGATCTTGTGCGCGCTGAAGCATCGTAACATCGTGACGAGTGAATGGCACAACGGTTTGAATCTGCTTAACCAAATCCTGTACGTACTGCTTTTGCTCAGCTGGTACACGACTGTCATGTAGCACGGGATCGAGGCCATTCTCGATGATCTGGCGCATCTGCGCAAGCTTACCGAGTTTAGTGAATTCAGTATCACCTGGCCGCAACGCTAAACTGCCAAATGAATTGGTGAACGTTTGCGACGGTACCATACCCGATGTTTCAATCGACGCGAGGTTACGCTCAATGCCAGTGATAATTGAGTTGTAATCCTGCACTTCTTGTGGCGCAACTTCGTTAGTTAACGCGCCTTTTGCGCTAGCAAGAATACTGTGACCGGGAGCAGCGCCAACGCCAAGGATACCTGTTGAAGCGCCTACCGGCAGTTCAACAATGTTCTGAATATCCCCAAGTGCAAGCTTAGCTCCATTCAATACACGTTGGCGGAATATAGATTCGCGTGAACCTGATGCTTGAGGCGCATTAGGATCGTGCGGGCCCCCAACGATAGGGCGAATATGGCCCGGATTCTCAGGATCGGCTTCGTAGCCGACCGGAAGCTTCGGGCCACCTGGATTATTCGCTTCAGCAGTAGCTTTCTTGGCTTGAGCGTTGTGCAAATTAGCATTTGACAAATGCTCGTTGACCACTGCGTCGCCGAGTGGCGTTTCGTGCGTAACAGGTGCGTCAGAATCATCGGTTGGGCTGAACGCATTAATACTTTCCGAATCAACTTTGACAAAAGGCGATAGTGGTTTGCCCTGAATGCCTTCCGCAGCGCCAAGGCGAACATCGGGTGCCGCGTTAGGATCAGCAAGCGTTTGACGAAAGCCTTGCGTTTGTAGCTGCCCGCGACCCGTGGCCATACCTTCAAAATTAGCAGCGCCGCTACGGATAACCGTGGCGAATGCATTCGCTTGCTCAGGCGTCGCGCCCGGGATAATTTTTAACAGCGCATCAGCCAAGTTTTGCTTTTGGTCCTGCTCATCTTGTGCTTGCTTAACCTTCATCTGGTTAAGTTTTGCGTTTTCCATCGCCTCTTGCGTCGCAGCGCTTAAATGCTGGACATTCGCCTGCGCAACTTGCCCTTGCATGAACGCATCTTGAGCGCCAGCGCGTGCGCCACCGCCAAGTGCATAGCCAAGAGATTGAAAACCGTTGTTAGCCATTGTACGGGCTTCCAGATGGTGGGGGTGTATAATCGTTATTAGTTGGCGTGAAGCTAGGCGGAGGCTTTTTCTTGCCGTAGTTACCCGACTTGGCTAAGCCTGAACCAAGTCCAGAAAGGAAATCAGCACCCGCAGAAACCCAAGGATTGCCAGTAATGCCACGTAAGCGAAGTTGGCCCAAGAACTGGTCCATACTCGAATTGTTTGCCAATGTGCCGAGTGTTGAACCCAGTTGCTGTTGCGCTTGCGCTTCGCCAACACGTTGCAACTGAGTGCCGTTGATCGTAGCAAGATTGTTAGCTGTAGTGGCGCTTGCTGCATCCGTAGCATTATTTGCTGCACCCACATCGGCGTTGTACCGCGAGCTTGCGCCAACATTACCTTGCTGAGTCGATTGCGCTTTTGCTTGGCGCAACTGATCAACAAAAGCTTGCGCGGAAGCGTTGCGCGCTGCGTCGGGCGTTGAATCTTTTAACTGCTTAACCGTTTGGTTAACCTGCTGATTCATCTGCCGCTGGTCAGCGGCCTGCTGCGTAATGTTTATCGCAGCTTGCTTGTCCTGATCGCGCGCAGTTTGATGCTGCTGGTACGCACTAGCGCCAGCGCCCACGGCTGCAATGACTGCAGGTACCCATAACGACTCACCACCGTAACACATTAGGGTTTACCTCCCGTTGAGCCAAACGCATTCGACCCGTAATTCGTGCCGAGCGGTGTCAAATAGCCAAGTCGGCGTTGCTGAGCCTGTTGCGCAGCCTGATAAGCTGCTGTTGTTTGCGCGAAAATGTCTCCAAGGCCATTAACTGAGCTATTGGCCAAGTTCTGGTCGGCTGCTTGCTGGATTGAAGCGTTCGCTTGCCGTGCAGCGGTAGTTGCGTCAAGACCTTGCTGAGCGAGCTGGATCAAGCTTAAACGTGAAGTGTTATCTTGGGCTTTGAGCGCTGACAATGCGCCCTGCGCCTTATTTTCAGCGTTCAGGATGCCCTTCTGGTACTCTGTGTCGAGTAGCTGCTGCGAGTCGACCGCACGGCTACCGCCAGTTAGGCCAGAACGGGCAAGAGTGAATTTGTTTTGCAGATCAGCAGCAGTCTTTTGGCGGTTTGCGTCCTGGATGTAGTTACCGCGCACCGCGTTGATGAAATCGTTATACTGCTGTTGGCGCTGTGGCGCATCGTAGATCGAATTGATATTCGAGACGACGTGGCTGATGTCTGCTTTTTGCTGCGCGTCTGCAGCGGCTTGGGCTTGCTGTGCTCTTGATGCCGAGTTGTTATTGCACACCGGGTAACGCTCTTGTTCGTGAAAACATGATTGCGTCTTGGCCCGCGACACCAAAACCCTTAAGCGGACCGTCTACGGTCAAACCTAAGGCACTATACCACTTGTGTGCTTGAATTCTACCAGAAGAACAGATACACTGCAACCGGTGAGCGTCACTTTTTAACATAGCGTCCATCACTCGACGTGTATAAATCGTCGTTTCACGAGCATATTCTGTAAAAGCCAATGGCCCAGGGAGCATCCATGTCTGCCAAACCCCCGTACGTATCAGGTCAAATCCTGCAATCACTATTGGCGCTTCAGGCCGAATTGAAGGAAATAGCCCCCATCTTGGCCCAGCTTTTTGAAACGTATCAATCGCCACTTGTTCAGGATCGAATTCGCGACCTGCAAATATACGGTACTCATTTCGTTCGTCTTCGGGCAGATCAAAACACACTTTCAGCAGTTCGAGTAGCCCCGGACGCTGTGCTAAAATAACCCTGCTCATTTGACGAAATATAGGTTTGAAGCCAGCCATTCCCAAGCTTGCCCAGCGGCAAACTCCAATTTCATATCGAACGAGGGCCCCGATAATGGCATGGGGATCAGTGGCCCGGGCAATGTGTCCGCATCAATGGTGTACGGCGTAGTACGTTTTGTTAAGTCCCGCTGGTCGTAGCCAATACTGATATCGACACCGGTTGGCGCATCCGAGATTAAGTCAAAGCCGAGCATGTTCTTTTCAATGCCGAGCGGACCGCAATCGAGATGAGGCCATTGCATCGTGCCAGTGAAATCAACTTTTGACGTGGGCGCCGAATAATAGTCCAGCACAAGTGACATGTTCGTTACGCCTGTTAATAGGGCTGAATCGACTGGCCACACATAAGAAACCACATTCTGATACGTAGTTGCGCCAATAGTAACTGAGCCTACCGAACTTGTTACCGCATCCGCAATACTCAGTGAGGCAAGCTCAGTACTTGACGAAGGCGCAGTGCCGTTGAAAATCTGAAGTGTTTCAAATAGTGAGTCGATATCAGCGCTTGCGACATCCGATATCTGCAGCTCGAAATTGCTGCCATTCACTGCAGCGCGCAATATAGTTTTGCCAGAAAGGGTCGTGGTACCCGCAGAACCAACAGCGCTAGCTTTGTCGTAGCCAATGTAGGGGGCCGCTTGCACGTGGTAAGTCTGCCCGGAGGTAAAAATCGTGCCAGTGCCAAGGAAATACCATTTCGTTTGTGTACCATCGTAAGGTACGTATATCCCTGCGGACGCAGGAGTGAACGTGAGCGAGCCTAAATCGCTATCTGTAATTGTAAAAGGAGCGATCCCGCCTTTTGCAATATTGCCTTGAAGGCTCATGAACAAGCGCGTGCCGGACCCAGTGGAAATCAATTCAAAAACTGTATGTCCGCCAAGCGTATTGGGGGATAACGTACCTTGCCCCCCGAAACTTATGTCAATGTATCCTGGAGCACCGATGTTTGACGCTGCGCCCAATGTAAGCGTCCCTGTGCCAACAGTAAAAGCTGCCGTTGGGTACTGGATATCGTCGTACAAAGCGTCAATACTTACCTGCCATACGTGATCATTAGCCGTGCGCAGATAAAGGTCTTGGCCAAGCAGCGTCCAGTCAGTGATCTCTTCCGGAAACGTATACCGGCTCCAGCTGTATTTGGCGGACGCCGTGATCGTCAGCACATAGGCTTGGGGGCCGAAAAATAACCAATACTGACCGAATGCTGGGACATACAGCCCAAAAGGTTCATAAGTACCAGATCGTAATTCCGCAAGGATAAGGGGGTCAATCGGTTCACCTACACCGTTTGCTTGCAAGTTCGTACTCGCGCCAGCGATGCCGATATTACGCACGCCGACTGCGGAAAGGAACATCAAATCGTTTGCGATGGCTTGTAAAGATTTATGGTAAATGCTACCTATCGGGACGGCATCGAGCAGGGCCATATTGGCCGGGTCTTGATCCACCTGCCACATTTGAAAAGCAGCAGAGTTAAAGGCCACGAGATTAGAGCGATACAAACCAAGAGCTGCAACATCATTCGCCCCGTATGTTTGCAAGCCAAACGGAAGATAGCCCGCATCATTTTTGGTGCTCCAATCAAGAGGGTTGGTAGTAGCGCTGAATGCGACAATATCACGGTCACCTGCAAAAACCTTCGATGCCGCTATGGCGACCTGCGTTGTATTTGGGCATTTTGAATCTGTAACATTACGCGGCGTCGCCACCCAGCCAATCGTATTGTCCGCAATCGTAGCGCCTGGTGTCGTTGGCCAAGTGGGCTCAGAGCCACCAGAAACCAAAATAGGCGATGCCTGCCATTTTACCAGTGTTGATTGCACCGCCTGCCATGTCACGCCGCCATCGGTCACTGTATTGCCAAGAATAGCTGGCCATGATGGTTGCGATGTGCCACTCGTTGCTGCATTTGTCTGGATTGCCTTATAGACGAAACCTGTTGGCGCGGTGAGAGTGATATAGTCCCACGAGCAAGCGTCAGCGAACCATTCTGGTGTATTACCGTTTCTGGACGTCAGGATGAAAAACTGTGCATACGCCGCAGTAGCTGGCGCTGTCGCTGACACATCAATGCGCTTGTACGCGCCTGTCATGGCGCCAATTGATGCAGTGATTTCAGCTACCGGAGAGTTCGGGCCGCTCGGATTCCAACCGGACGATGTTGCCGCATCCCAAAACCAGATGCCAATGACACCGCCCGCATGTGATGCCGACTCGATGCCGCCCGATGCGATGAAAGCTTGCGCGTTGATAACTTGCCCAGGCTGCACAGGTACAACGTTGTGGTTAACTAGATAGCCCGTGTTATGCGAACCACCGCCGTTAGCATATGCAGCAAGATACGGGCCTTGATAGCTACTGTGGCCATCAATTGGCGATGCGTCGATCAGCCACTGCCCTGTCTTGT